CTTTACCAGCACGACCACCATTATCTTTATGGTCAACATCTGTATTGCGGGGTAAACTCTTCCCCGTTGACTTTTCGTAATCAACGCGAGCCTTGTTGCTAGACGTAGTGACCGTAGTGCCGTCCTTCTTTTTACGTTTGAAAACATAGATTGGTCGTCCACCATTTTGTTTACTCCCTTTGTATGGTCCGAAGATTTTCATTTGTTTGGCCATTTTCCTCTCAGTACTAGCAACCCAATGATTGCATAGTTTGCCATGTCTTTGAATGAATCTTCAATAGATTCATGTTGTGGCTGAAAGCCACCAGTATCTTCCATATATTCATATAGATTGTTGATGCGTGCCAACTTGTCATGCATACGGACACGTAAGCCATTGATAGCACCGCCTGGTGCCTCAGCAATATTGCTAGGGCCGTAATCTTTATGCTTGCTTAGCAGTAAATCTTGTAGTTCCCAAAAAGTTTCTTCTACTGATTCTCTGAACTCAATATGGGAATTCTGAGCGTTAAAGTCAGGATGCCTGACGTCAAATCCGAGTTGCTTACTGCGAACCCTTGATTCATCAGATGTTCTATTATCATACATACTTCATCACTCTCCACTTTCGTCATTGTTAGGCTTCTTATCTAATAGTTCTGCTAATTCTTCATCGAGTTCTGACATCTGCTCACGTATAATCAGGTCTTCGATATAGCCTTTCATCTGAGACGTGTCGTACTGTGCTGCGTAAAGCATTCCAAATGTATCCTGAGTAATCTGCTCAATCTTTTCAGGTATTCCTGCGTAGTTATATAAAGTACGAAGTAATGAACCAATCATTAGCGTGTAACCGCTAGGTAATTTAAGTTCTACATCAAATGGCTTCTCGCCATCTTCTGTCAAGTGGTCAGTAGCATCAAAGATATTCTCAAATGGTTCGCCACACTCAGGACAATCAGGAATCTCATTCATCATCTAAGCCTAACCCCATCTTGTCTCGTATGAAGTCTGCGCCGTGCTTGACGTAGACAGAATTAACATCTTCTCCGTCTGGCATGGTAACGATAGTAATTGGAAGTTCTCTGGCAAGATTTGTGGCAAATTCTTTGCCTGGTTGGTCACCGTCTGCAAATACAAATACTCGTTCAAAGTCTGCGAGAAGTCTGGTGTAATGCTTTTTCCATGAGTTTGCACCAGGAACTCCAATGCAAGGGATACCAACACACTTACTAAGAGTAATTGTATCCAACTCACCTTCACACACCCCAATCCAGTCGCCTGCTCGTTCAATATCTAATACGTTGTACATCTTTGTTTCAGCGCCAGTCATTCCCATGTACTTCGGTTCAACCGCTGGATTAAGCGACCTAAAACGTAAGTCAACAACACCAGTTTTAGTAATGTAAGGAATCGAGAGACGACCTTGGAACGATTCATGTCCTACCTCAGGCTCCGAGACTACGCCGTATCGCGCTGCCCGAGCCACCTCGCGACTGATGCCCCGACTTGCTAGGTAATCTTCCGCCAGATGTATATTCTCCGCGTACTTTATCGTTGCTCTGCCCAGTAATTCCTTCTGCAATTGACTTTGCTTCACGTATGTCGCACCTTTCTTGCCTAGCAATAATTTGTATACTGTTGCCTTGCATACCACACGCGAAGCAATTAAAAATATTATTCTTTGTATTAAAACTCGCACTTGCGTGGGAGTCATTGTGGAACGGACACTTTACATTTACTTGACCACTTGCACGTGTAATGTTGGCACCGTAGTGCTTTAATACAGATACAATGTCGGGTAAGTCATCTACCAAAGACATCGCCCAGCCTTAGGACAAGGTACGAGTCGGATATAGATTTTCCTCGCGCTTTAATGAGGACTGCAGGGAGAATTTCTTCACTTTTGAGATTTCTTGCTTCCGCATAATGCGTTGCTTCCAGTTGGGCTTCTCTTGTCCACCCACTAAGGTCAACTTTGTTTCCTGCCCCTGGCGCTTTACATTCGATAACTCCAATGCTACCAAGGAAGTCCGAACGGACAACAACGTCTCCCTCATCTTTTGCACCTGTTCTTGCAAGTCGTTCAGAATCATATCCATTTGCTCTAAACCAGTCTTTGATGTCTGTTTCAAAAGTTGCTCCTCTTGCCTTATGAGATTTTCTAGTTGTCATACGTTCTCAGGAATATCGTCAACGTACATGTATTCAGGGTTGAATGCTAGCCATGTCATGAGCGTACCGTTTTGGTCGGCTCTTCCATAGCGATTCTTGACTGATGCAACGCCCATTGATGTGCCAACCGTGCCGAGTGTACATATGAGCGCAGGGAGTTGAGAGACCTTACCTTGAATAGCGGAACGTGGTTGGCAAGGATTCCCAGGAACTGCTTCCGAAGTGTGATGTAGAACCACAATTGCAGCGTTAGTCGCTCTCGCAAGATACTTCAACTCCTTCATAATTGCTCGCATTGATGCGAATTCTTCGCCACCATCTGTGGCTACGTCCATTAAGTTATCAAGTACAATCATTGATGGGGAGCATCCCCAAAGTTCTTCAAATGCTTGTACTTCTTCTACTATATCTTCCAATGTAGGTGCTGATTCAAAAGACCATACAATATGACTACCTTTTTGGAGGACTGCCTTCGTCCATCCAACATCAGTATTAAGTTTCTGCTCAACATCTCCCTGACTTTTCCCAGAAATCATGGAGGCTAAGCGCATTGCCATTGTGTGTGCATTAGTATCTGCCGAAATATACAATGTTGGCACATTGGTTTTGAGTGCAAGTGCAAGAGCAAGTGTTGATTTACCTGCTCCTGGGGCACCTGCAAACATTGAAACTTCTGAACGTCTAATGATAATCTTGTTTGATTCAAACGCCTTAAAACAACTAGGCAGAGGTTCCCCACCAATGCTTGCTCTACCAACAGAACGAACAAGAGTACGCACTGGTCCTCCTTCTAGTTAGTTAAAATGGAAATAGTTCTTGTGTTAGTTGACTGGCTTGCATTGGTCCGCGCCCTGAGGCATCGGACAGACCCACATTGCGTATGGATTCCCCGTCTTGCTGGAGATTCCTGATTTGTACTTGCGTGCTCCATGCTGACACGTCGGACCCGAGGTTGGTGCTGCCCCACCTGACGGAACTTGAGCCTGGGGCGGTTGTGAGGATTGCGGAGGCATTGTGCTTCCTGTGGAACTCGATGTCGATAAAGGGGCTGCTACGCTTACCCCCGATAGTGTACGACGAGTTGCTTCAATCTGAGTTGCATAGTCGCCAATGCCTTCAAGAAGAACACTAAGTTCATCTGCTGAGTTGGCACGGACGTTAATTAAATCACCATTCGATGACTTGTACGATACTTGTAGTTTCCAGTCTTCGGACATTATTTATCCTTCTTCGTAGAGAACTGACAGTAAGCGGTTAGACCGCACATGTACTGGCAGTTGTTTGTGTTGGGCAAGAATACCTGAGCCTTACGTGCTATGTCAAATTGTTTAATGAGATATTCCATTTTGTCATAGGTGTACTCGGACAGGTCTACCATCTCAGACGTGGAATTACCACGCGACATATAGTAGTTGCCCCACTTAACTTCTATCCCGAAGGTCTGCTCTAGCCCGAGTTTATAGAAGCCAAGTTGGAGACTACTAGACGGAGTTTTCTGTGACGTTTTAAGGTCGCAGATAACCAATTGTCCATCGACCTCAAATACACGGTCGATAATCATCTTGACAGGAACACCAGCAACGACTGGTGTAAGTGCAAGTTCTATTGCGTGGTTGCCATCAGGTGCTTTCCAGATTTTCCAGTTGCTATTGAGTTGGCGCCAAGCGATATAACCCTCAACCCATTTGGGTCCTTGAGTTTGCCAGAATGTGACATCTTCCTTGTTAGGATTAGCCTTAGACTCTCGGCCACCAACGCGTGCACTGGTTAGGTCGATGTCACCTTTAGACTCATCCCATGCTATGTTCCATAGGTCCTGAACGTCGTATAGTTTCTGATTAGTCATCTAGTGTCACCTTATCGTAGTTTTCGCAGGCAAGGTGAAATGCGGAGCCACCGACAGACCAAACTGACGGTTCCTCCTGCTTGTTAAGCAGACGCCCGAGGTAGTATTGATAACCGCAGGTTAGGTAGGTTGTGAATGCTGAGTACGATATATGCTCAGGTAGTGTATATTCTTCTAGTTCGATTGACATATTGGAAGGATATACTCACAGTTGGGTATCTGTCAAATACTTATAACTATTTGACGAATTAGAAATAGTGTGAGTATACTTAATCTTGTAAGAGATTATATAAGAGGCTTTCAGCCTCTATATGATGTAATAATATATATTATAATATCTAAGGAGTACTATGTCAAATACATTCTGGGCTGTTTTCTTTGGTGCATCACTGGGTCTATTCTCCGTTAACATCATTACTGCTGCTATAGATGACTTCCGTCGAACGCGGAGAAATAAACAACTCCGACTACTGCTAGACCAACTGGAAGATGCAGAGTTTGAGGATGACGAATAACCTTTAGAAACGACAAAAGACCCCCTCGCCCTAGGTTAGACCTAAGGTAAGGGGGTTTCTTGTTTCTACGGGGCTTCTAGACCCCTAAAATGGGGTTATTCTGACCCTACTCCGTATTCTTTTTCATGCTTATCTGCCCACTTAGCCAATGGAGCGGCTAGAGCGCCAATTAGAACAGCATACTCTGGACGCAGGTCTGTCAATAGGGCAATACCCATAGTGATTCCTGCAGCCAGTAGGGCGCGTAGATAGGACTTCGCAGCAGCGATATCCTTTGGAGATAGTTTGAATAGGTTTTTCATTTTACTTCTTTCTTTGGTAGGGGTTTAACAGCAGCCTTTACTTTATTGGCTACTGTTGCTTTACCTAACCAAGGGAACCAAGGGGAAGTATCATTCCCATAGGCTTCCTTGATTGAAATATGGATGTGCTTGTTGTGCTTGTTTGCTCCAGAGTAGGTGTTGTCACCCTTTTCGGCTGACCAGATTCTAC